TATCTCGACATTAGAAAGAGACTGCTTTCGCTTTATTCTGAGTCAAGCAACGACCGAGCGAATATTCCAGATCTTTTCGCTCTTGGTCGGTCTGGCTTTCAAAGCGCTTAGGCGAATTCGCAAACTTAGCCGCTAGGCGTCGAAACTCTGCAAACTCGTCTGCCACTGGTGTTTGGTTGCCACCCATAGGAGCGCTAGTGCCTTCTTCGGCCTCTCCAGTGTCGTTGCCTTCTGGCCTAGCTTCACGCTTGCCAGCGTTCTTGGTTTCCTTGAGAGGTACAAGAGCACCAACCTCAAGAAGCCAATCAAGAGTGAGTACCTCTGGCACGTCTTCTTTCTTGATTTTGTTAGTGGCAGTTTGGCGTAGGCCATTCTGAATTTGACGCTTGCTAGCTGGCAGTGTCTGAATCTCTACGACCGTTACGCCTAAGCCAGTAAGAGTTAGTACCCACTGGCCGACCTTAAGCATGGCGTCGATTGTGGACACTGAACATGAACCGTCTTCGGCGACTGCGGCTTTGAATTCGGTTCGTTGTCCTTTGTCAATTTTGTTGACGACTAGCGCCAGTGAACGACATGACGAGATGTAGGTAGCGAGTTCCTTAGCTTCATAGCCTCGGATGATCTCTCGGACCTTGATAACTGAGTCAGTGGTAAAGGCAACAGTTCCGCTGTTGCTGTCGGTGGAGGTGCTCTCCGTGGTCTGTGTGTGAATTGAAGTCACGTAGTAAAAGTTAGTCGAATAACAGACATACGTCAAGTCATTAAGTACGCAATCTGGACAGCCAATTTATAACGCCGTTATAAACACGCAACGAACTACAGACACGCCACCACTTCCATGGGTTAGGGATTGGCCGACCATGGCCGACCGACCCACGACCGACCCACGACCACGACCGAGCCGAGCCGACCCAGAAAAAAGAAACCATGGTTGCGCCCATGGCAACCCATTTTCACTATCCGAGGGGCGGGGGGCACCCCCTCGGGGGGTGGGGCCTGCGCCGTTACATATGTATAGATATCAATATCCAGTGCGTTCTGTTTTTTGAACTTGGGCGGGGGGGAGTGATTCTTTTTCTTTTTTATTTCTTTGGGTTGTATCCTTTGGGGTTGTGTTATGGATACAATAAGGGGGGAGGGGGGGTTGGAGGAAATGCTTCAAGGCATTTCCTCCAACCCCCCTTTTAAGGTATACAGGGGTGTCCCACTTTTTTGTGGGACATTGGTTATATAACTGTAGGAGGTTGAGGATGCCGCAAAATGGTGGTGGGCGAGGTTGGAGAACTGATCCTGATTCGGGTGAGAAGGTTATGCCTGACCAGTGGGATGAGTTCTTGGATTGGTTGTTGTCGGAGGTTCGTGAGCCTGCTACTCAGAAGGAGTGGTGTGCTGAACGTGGGTTGAATGATCGTACTGTTCGTCGTTGGAAAGCTGATCCTCGTTTTACTCGTGAGTGGGACCGTAGGGCGGCTGAACTTAACGTACACCCTGAACGTACACAGTCGGTTGTTGATGCGTTGTACAGACAAGCCGCAGATGGTGACGTGAAAGCTGCTGCTCTCTACCTTCAGTACATCGACAAGTTCACTCCAAAGCGTCGTGTCCTTGTAGATGACGACAGATCAGCCACTGGTATGTCCGATGAAGAGCTTGCTGAAGAACTTGCAGGACTTGTAGAAGACCTTAGGGGTGAAGATGCCTAAAGTTGGCAAGAAAAGCTACCCATATTCGGCTAAAGGAAAGGCCGCTGCGAAGCGTGCCTCTAAAAAAAGCGGGAAAGCTGTTCAGAATACTCGTAAACGATGAGCGAGTTACAAGACTTACATGATGATGGGATGTGGATGCAGATAGAAGAGATGGGAGAACGTCCCGACCTGTTAGTTGACCCATTTTTGGATGACACTCCGTTGGAGTGTGGGATAGATACTCCCGATATTTGTGAGAGTTGCCAGTAATGGCTCCAAGACCTAAGCCCTACAGCCAAAAAGGGGAATCTGCGCGATATTACGCAGATAACCCTGCCGCTCGGGCAAAGAAAGCTAAGACGGATACAAGGGTGAATCGTCGCCCTGAACAAGTACAGAAACGCACTGAAGCAAATGCGGCTCGCCGTAAGGCGAAAGCCGCTGGTATTTCATTAACAGGGCGAGATGCTTCGCATCAACCTGATGGGACTATCAAATTTGAGAGTTCTAAAAGGAACAGGGGCCGCCGTGGGGAAGGTAATCGTTAAAACTTTGGGGGATTATGTCGATAGAAGATGTTGCAGATAAAGCTGATGTTTGGTCAGAAGCTATCAAGAAAATTATTAAGGCAATTACGGCTGCTGTTGTTGCTCTTGTTGCTGGTATTAGCGGTCTTATGATGTTGTGGCCTGACTCTGGTTCTGAACCTGAGCCTGTTCGCATAGAAACAGAGTATGTGGGTGGTGGAAATAGTTTTGGGCCTCAGTGCTCTCAGTTGATGTCAACAATCGAGCACACTTGGACAGAACAACAATGGTCTGTGTGGGAGCAGTTGCGTAAAAGTATGGGGTGTTAGCGGAACGGGATTCCGTTAAACCAAACAACTGCGCTATGGCGCTCACCTGAGGTAATAGGACTTACCCTATGTTCCATAAAACTAGGAAATACGATTATGGAACCTCTGGGAGCGTCATTAAAGATATGCATTTGGTCATAACAACGAATCTGAAGTTCACCTCCCTCGTAGTCATCGGGATTGGAAAGGTTCACAGTTGCTGAAAGTTTTCGGACGGTGCCTTGGAACTGGGGGAAAGGTGTTATGTTCAGCGGAATCGGGGCTGCGACTTCCGCTACGAGGTGCCGAGCAGCATGCCCATCAGAGTTTCCGTCAATATGCCAGTCGTATTGCCCGCCAGTGGAGTACCTCGTGTACTGAATGGCTTCTGGTAAGTCTAAGTCAAAGTACCAGCGTGCTTCTGTGTTTGCTTGTCGCATCCAAGCACAAATTAGATCAGAAGTTGGTTCGTCATAGATCCAAGAGATCTGCGAATCACGATGACCGACTTGATCTCCGAAATGGAAACCTTCGTCTTGTTGAGCCGAAGCCCCCAAGAGTTGTATACCATCGCACTGCTGTGGGGTTAAAGCCTCTGGGATATACCAGTAATGGTTGGTGAGCATGAGTTCAAGGTTAGTTGAATTAAAACAAGAAGCTGAATGGAGAAAATGTCAGCGAGATGAAAAATATTTTTTACAGAACTACTGGCACATTGCTCACCCTGCTCACGGTCGTATTCTTTTTACTTTACGTGAGGCTCAGGAAAAAGCTATCGAAAACTGGGCCGCAAATAGGTATTCGCTTACCCTAAAAGCCCGACAAATCGGGTGGAGCACCCTCGTAGCAGCCCACCAATTCTGGTTAGCGTTCTTCCATCCAGATCAAAACATTATTGATTTAAGCCGCACAGAACGTGAAGCCGTGTTGCTGTTGCGTAAAACAAAATACGGTTATCAGCATTTGCCGAAATGGATGGTGGAACGTGGACCTAAGTCTTTGGTTGAGCATCAGCAACGGATGGGATTCGACAACGGAAGCCAGGTTACGTCGATGCCTTCGGCTTCAGATCCTGCCCGTGGTGAATCAGCGACACTTATTGTGGTTGATGAGTGGGCATTCTTACCGAATGCAGAGGAAGCGTGGGCGAGTATAGAACCCGTGGCCGACGTGGGAGGCCGCATTATCGGCCTCTCCACTGCTAACGGTTCAGGAAACTTTTACCATCACCTATGGGTAGGAGCATCCACGGGAGCAAACAAGTTTGAACCCATGTTTTTTCCTTGGTCTGCTACCGAAGACAGAGGAGATTCCTGGTATCAAGAAAAGGTTGAGTCAATGCTGCCGTGGCAGCTTGCTCAGGAGTACCCGTCAACGCCCGAAGAGGCGTTCGTTAAGTCGGGTAATCCTGTTTTTGATCTCGATATTTTAGATGAGATGTCGAAACATACAACCTTTGGAGAAACGGGATACCTGAATAGGGTTGGGTCAGCTATAGAGTTCAGAACATGAGTCTTGAAGTCTGGGAAAACCCAGATTCCCGTAGCGCCTACGTGATGGGAGTGGATACAGCAGAAGGACTAGGCCACGGTGACTACAGCGTCATACAAGTCTTAAACGTAGGGACGGGAAACCAGTCAGCTATCT